GCATTATCCAACTCCGCACCAGTTTGGCAATAAATTGCCCCAAATTATGGACAGAAACGAGTGGAGACGGCTAATTAAGCGCCAAACTAAGGCAGTTGGCACATATCAGAAGACCTTCGACAGCGTAATCGACACACTGGCGGGGATCCTCGCGGAGCGTGACGCAGTTTATAAGCAGTACGAGGATGAAGGATCTGAGGCTCTGGTCGAAAAGATCAGCGACCGCGGTGCTCGGAACCACGTGATCAATCCGCTCATGACTCTGTGGAAGGATCTGAACGCCTCCGCGCTCGCCTACTGGCGCGACCTCGGGCTGACGCCGGCGGGCTTAAAGCGGATCAATGAGGCCGCGATGCAGAAAAAGGAGAAGGGATCCGCGCTAGAGGAGGCGCTGAAGTCTATCGGTGGAGCATGAAGCACAAGGAATGGGCGGAGGTCCTGCAGTACGCGGAGGGCATCCGCGACGGAAAGATCATAGCGAATAAGGAACGCAGGCAGGCAGTCGACCGGTTCTTCCGTGACCTGGCCAATCCGGCATACGAGCTGCGGCACGACGGTCCGGAGTTCTGCATCCAGATCATCGAGAAGACGCTCTGCCACCAGCAGGGCGAGACGATCACCGGAGAGCCGCTGCGCGGCACGCCGTTCCTTCTGCAGCCCTGGGAGAAGTTCATCATCTACAACCTGGTCGGATTCTATCTGGCTGGCACGCAGGTGGTCCGCTTCCACGAGGCGCTGATCTACCTGCCGCGGAAGAACGGAAAAACAGGTTTTGCTGCGGCACTCGCGTGGGCGCTGTCGCTCTGGTACAGGAAGTCCGGATCCAAATGCTACATTTCAAGCGCCGCGCTCATGCAGTCGCTGGAGGCTTTCAATTTCCTCGACTACAACGTGGAGCGCATGGGCGAGAAGCAGGTCCGTGGCAAAAAGGGCGGACTGGTCAAAGTCATAGACAACAACAACGAGCACTCAATGGAGGCGTCCTTCTCGGACGGCTCCTTTTTTATCCGTGCGCTGGCGGCGAACCCGGACGCACAGGACTCGCTCAACGCGAACCTGTGCATCTGCGACGAGATCCACGCCTTTAAGGAGCCAAAGCAGTACAACCTGTTCAAGGAGTGTCAGAAAGCTTACACCAATAAGCTGCTGATCGGGATCAGCACTGCCGGAGACGACGCGCAAGGCTTCCTCGGGCAGCGGCTGAAGTACTGCAGGCAGGTCCTCGACGGGACGATCACGGACGAGCAGTATTTTATTTTCCTGTGCTGCGCGAATCCGGACGAGAGCGGCGAGATCGACTACACGAACCCGATCACGCACGAGATGGCCAATCCGTCATACGGTGTGACGATCCGGCCGGCGGAGATCCTGAACGACGCGCTGCAGGCACAGAACGATCCGCAGCAGCGGAAGGACTTCCTCGCGAAGGGCCTGAACGTATATACGAACGCGATGAAGGCGTGGTTTGACATCAACGAGTTCAGGGCATCGGACCGGCAGTACAGCTGGACGCTGGATGAGCTGGCGAAGCTCCCGGTCAACTGGTACGGCGGCGCCGATCTGTCGCGGATGTACGACCTGACAGCGGCCGCGCTCTACGGTCAGTACCAGGGCGTCGACGTAGTGGTCACGCACGCCTTCTTCCCGATCACGCAGGCGGCCCGGAAGGCGGACGAGGATCACATCCCGCTCTTCGGATGGGCGGATGACGGACTGCTGACCATGTGCAACAGTCCGACGGTCAACGTCACGGACGTGGTGCAGTGGTTCCTGCAGATGAAGCGGATGGGCTTCAAGATCCGGCAGGTCGGGCACGATCGGAAGTTTGCCGGTGAGGAATACTTCCCCGCGATGAAGGCGGCAGGCTTTTCAGTGGTAGACCAGCCCCAGTACTACTATCTGAAGTCCCAGGGCTTCCGCCACATCGAAAAGGCAGCCAAAGACGGGAAGCTGTACTACCTCCACAGTGAGGCATACGAGTACTGCGTGCAGAACGTGCGCGCGGTGGAGAAGACAGACGACGCGGTCCAGTACGAAAAGGTACAGCCTGAGCATCGGATCGACCTATTCGACGCTTCGGTTTTTGCGTGCATTCGGATGATCCAGGCACAGGAGAAGTCCAAGAAGGCCGCGGCATGGTGGAACGGATGAGCAAGAGAAGAAAAAGACGAGACAACAGCACACTGACAAAGAGCGCGCAGATCTGGCTGAGCGACGCGAAAGCTTTTCACGATCTGGTCTGCTCCGGATACACGAGCCTGGACCAGAACCCGGAGATCATGACGGCCTGCCGGAAGATCGCCTCCTTGATCGGCGCCACGACCATCTACCTGATGAGCAACACGGCAGACGGCGACGTCCGGATCCAGAACGAGCTGAGCCGCGCCATCGACATCGAGCCGATGCCGAACATGACGCGCGCCACCTGGATGGAGGCCATCGTCATGAATCTGCTGCTCTACGGCAACGGCAACAGCATCGTCGTGCCGCACACGTGGGGCGGTTATCTGCAGAGCCTCGAGCCGATCAGCGCGAGCCGCGTGAGCTTCCAGCCGGAGGGCTACCGCGACTATAAGGTCGTGATTGATGGGAAGGCCCGGGATCCGCAGAGCGTGCTGCATTTTGTCTATAACCCGGACAAGACCTATCTGTGGAAGGGACGCGGCGTGGAGGTCTCCCTGCGGGACATCGCGCACAACTTAAAGCAGGCAGCGCACACGGAAAAAGCATTCATGGCGTCCGAGTATAAGCCGAGCATCATCGTAAAAGTTGATGCCTTGACTGACGAGTTCTCGAGTCCTGAAGGCCGGCAGAAGTTGCTCGACAGCTACGTGGAGCCGTCCGAGACCGGCAAGCCCTGGCTGATCCCCGCGGAGCAGTTCGAGGTGGAGCAGGTCAAGCCGCTGACGCTGGCGGACCTTGCGATCAATGACCAGGTGCAGCTGGACAAGCGGGCGATCGCCGCGATTCTCGGAGTGCCGGCATTTTTGCTGGGCGTCGGAGAGTACAAACGGGACGAGTACAACGCGTTCATCCAGGGCACGATCATGACGATCGCTAAGAGCATCGCGGCCGAGATGACGAAGAAGCTGATCCTGAATCCGTCGTGGTACCTGACCTTTAATGTCTGGAGCCTGATCGACTACGACTTGCAGAGCGTCTCCAGCGTCCTGCTGGCTGGATCCGACCGCGGCTTCGTGAACGGCGACGAATGGCGCACAAGGATGCACCTGAGTCCGGCCGGACTGAAGGAGTACAAGATCCTGGAGAACTACTTGCCGTATGACATGAGCGGCATGCAGAAGAAGCTGATCCAGAAGGAGGACGAGTAATGGCCAGCGCGCTGCTGTGCCCGCTGGCATATCGGCGGGACGGCCCGAGGCGGCCGATCATCTGCAGGGACAGCGGGATCCTGTGCGCGCACCAGTACTGGTGCGACATGGCGGTCGAGTATAAGCATCACCCGGAGGCAGCCACCTGCCCGGGACAGGAGGTAAACGATGGAAAGACAGACAAGACAGATGCGGTGTAAGGCCGCGGAGTTCACAACGAGGGAAGACGGCGACGCTCTCAAGATTGAGGGCTATTTTGCCGTATTTAATAGCAACTATGAGATAGCGCCAGGCATGAGCGAGAGCATCGCACCCGGCGCCTTCTCGAGGAGCATCACAGGGGACGTCAGGGCTTTGATCAACCACGACACGACGCTCGTGCTCGGTCGGGCAAAAGCTGGGACGCTGGAGCTGCGCGAGGATGCGCACGGACTGTGGGGCAGCATCGACATCAATCCGAACGATGGCGACGCCATGAACCTTTATGAACGTGTGAAGCGCGGTGACGTGGACCAGTGCTCGATCGGGTTCGACATCCGTTCCGAGGATACCGAGATCCGGGAGGACGGAAGCATTCACTGGACGATCAAGGAAGTGGATCCGCTGTATGAGGTCTCATGCTGCACCTTCCCGGCGTATGAGGAGACAAACATCGCGGCCAGAGCGGCCCAGCGCGACGACATCCAGAAGCGCGAGCGGCAGGCATGGCTCGAAAAAATGAAAAGGAGACTGAACGATCATGGCATTGAAAGCACTGATGCTTCGGAAGAAGCTGAATGACGCCAACAAGGCCCTGGATGCTCTGAGAGCTAAGGACGCTGACTTTGAACAGCGCAAGGCTGAGCTCGAGCAGAGCATCGAAGAGGCCGAGACAGACGAAGAGCGCGCCGCTGTAGAAGAGGCGGTCGACACCTTCGACGCTGACCAGGCAGCGCACAACGCCGAGAAGGAGTCCCTTGAGGGACAGGTCCGGCAGCTGGAGGCTGATCTGGAAGCAGAAGAGAAAGAGCAGGACACAACGCCTGCAGAAACTACTCCCACTGAGGAGAGAAAGGCAGATCACAAAATGAACAAGAGAGAAAAGTATTTTGGCATGTCCATCCAGGAGCGCGATGCTTTTGTCGCTCGCGCTGACGTCCAGGAGTTCCTGGCACAGGTCCGCACCGCTATCAAGGAAAAGAGAGCCCTGCAGAACGCCGGCCTGCTGATCCCGTCCGTTATGCTCGGACTGATCCGCGAGAACATCATCCGCTACAGCAAGCTGTATGAGCACGTGTATGTCCGTCCCGTTCCGGGCACCGGCCGCATGGTCATCCAGGGAGCCATCCCGGAAGCAGTGTGGACCGAGATGTGCGCGAACCTGAATGAGCTCGACCTGTCCTTCACGGACGTCGAGGTCGACGGCTACAAGGTCGGCGGATATTTCAGAGTATGCAACGCAACCCTTGAGGATTCTGACATTGATCTGGCTGCTGACCTGATCGAGACCCTCGGCCAGGCGATCGGCCTCGCGCTGGATAAGGCGATCCTCTTCGGAACCGGCACCAAGATGCCTACCGGTATCCTGACCGCTCTGAAGGCCGTCACCGGCACGCCGAACATCGTGAGCCACGCCGCTTCCGTGACCGAGAAGGCACTCTTCAAGGCACTGGTCAAGGACTCCGGTCTGGCCAAGGGCAAGTACAGCCGCGGCACCAAGGTCTGGGTCATGAATGAGACGACCTACACCAACCTGATCGCGGAGGCACTCGGCTTCGATGCTTCCGGCGCGATCGTTTCCGGCATCAACGGCACGATGCCCGTCATCGGCGGCGTGATCGAGGTGCTGAACTTCATCCCGGACAACATCATCATCGGCGGCTACTTCGACCTGTACCTGCTGGCAGAGCGTGCCGGCACGGTGGTCAACACTTCCGAGCATGCATTCTGGGTCGAGGATCAGACCGGCTTCAAGGGCACTGCACGTTATGACGGCAAGGTCCTGGATGCTTCCGCGTTCATCGCGGTCGGCATCAACGGCGCAGCTCCGGCAGACGTCACTGTCACCTTCGCGCAGGATACTGCCAACGCATAAGGAGGTGAGGGGCAATGCTTGAGATGCTCAAGATTGATCTGGGGATCACCACTACAGCATACGATGAGCGGCTCGGGCAGTACCTCAATTCCGCGCAGCAGATGATCGAGAGGGAGGGCGTCACGGCGCTCAACCTCTCGACCCTCGAGGACCAGCAGCTGGTCGTGATGTACGCGGCCTGGCTGTGGCGCCGGAGGGACACGCAGGAAGGCATGCCGCGGATGCTCCGCTGGGCGCTCAATAACCGGATCTTCTCGGAGAAGGCGAAGGAGGGCTGACATGGACGCAGTGCTGATCCTGGTCGGCAAGACCAGAACCCAGGACGAGTACGGCATGTGGAAAGAGACGCCGACCGAGCGGCAGATCTTCTGCCAGGTGGAAAGCGTGACGCGTGCCGAGTTCTTCGACGGCGGCCGGAACGGCCTGAACCCTGAATTCCAGTTCACCGTTTTTGCCGGAGACTACAACGGCGAGACCGTCTGCAAGTATGAGGACAGGCCGTACGGCATCTACAGGACATACAGAGTCCCTGGCACGGACTACATGGAGCTCTACGCTGAGCGGAAGGGCGGGACCAATGGCTAAGACACCGCTGGAGCGATTCTCCGACGACATCGCGGGGATCCTGGAGGAATACGCTGACGACGTGCAGGGCAACCTCGAGGACATCGTGAAGGAAGTCGGAAAGAAGGGCGCGAAGGCAGTGCAGGCTGAGGCGAAGGCATCGGTCGAGGGCAAGAAATATGCAAGCGGCTGGACCTCGCAGGTCGAAGTCACGCGTCTCGGCGTCACGGCGACGATCTACAACAAGTCACAGCCCGGTCTGGCCCATCTGCTGGAGCATGGACACGTGAGCCGCAACGGAACCGGCCGCACTTTTGATCCGGTACCCGGTCGGGAGCACATCGCACCGGTCGAGGAGGAGCTGGTCGAGGAGTTTCAGAAGGAGCTGGAGAAGAAGCTATGACCTATCAAGAGATAGCACAGATGATCGAGAGCATCGGCCTGCCGTATGCGTTCTACCAGTTCCCGGACGATACGGAGCAGGCGCCGCCTTTCATCTGCTTTTTGTACGACTATGACGATTTTTATGCAGACGACAGCAACTATGCCGACAAGGTTGTGCTGACTGTCGAGCTGTACACAGACACAAAAGACATCCCGCTGGAGTCTGCCGTGGAGGCAGTGCTCGATGCAAATGAAATGACCTGGTCAAAGGCATCCACATACATCGACTCGGAGCGGATGTGGCAGACATCTTACACAATGGAGGTCTTTATCAATGGCTGACAAAAATAAAATCAAGTACGGTTTGGCCAACGTTTGGTATGCACGGGCCACACTGGCGGAAGACAACTCCGCAACGTATGAGACGCCGGTCAGATGGCCGGGCGCCGTCAATCTTTCCATGGATCCGTCCGGCGAGCTGGTCCGCTTCTACGCGGACGACATCGTCTACTGGGCGGGTGAAGCAAACAACGGCTATGAGGGCGATTTTGAATCGGCTTTAGTTCCGGACAGCTTCAAGAAGGACATCATGGGCTATATCGAGGACGCAAACGGCGTTCTGGTGGAGCCTGCAGACATGCAGAGCAAGCCTTTCGCGCTCATGTTTGAGTTCAAGGGCGACAAGCACAAGACCAGACACGTGCTGTACAACTGTGCAGTAACGCGTCCGTCCATCTCCGGAGCGACGAAGGAAGACACGATCGAGCCTCAGACCGAGAGCGTCACGCTGCAGGCAGGCACGATTTACATCCCGTCGATGGACCGCGAGGTCGTGAAGGCTTCCAGCAAGCCGGAAGACGGCTCCGTCTACGCAGGGTGGAACACCGCAGTTTATCAGCCGGCACCAGCAAGCTTCGAGGTTATCTTCGCGAGCAATGGCGGTTCTGATGTCCCGACGGCAACCGTGCCGGCAGGCAGTCTGCTGACTGAGCCCACAGCGCCGACCCGCACCGGCTACACGTTCGCGGGATGGTTCTCCGATCCGGAGCTGACGGAGGAGTTTGCCTTCACGTCGCCGATCGAAGCGAACCTGGTGCTCTACGCTAAGTGGACACCGGCAGCGTAACACAATAGGGGAGAAAACGAAGGAGGAGCAGTATGCGCGGAGTTATTAAGTTAGGCAACCAGGAAGTGACGATGGAGGCGAACGCGGCCATCCCGATCCGCTTCAAGTGGGTCTTCAAGGAGAATCTTTTCGCGTACTTCAATAAGGAATTGGAGGGCATCGACTACACGGAGTTCGCCGGGAAACTGGCCTTCGTGATGGCGAAGAGCGCGGAACATGCGGACATGCGGGCGCTGACCATCAACGACTACTGGGAGTGGCTGGAGTCTCTGGAAGGCACGGCCATCGCGTATGCTGCGCCGGAGATCGTGGATCTCTATCTGGGTAACGAGCAGACAGCTGCGGAGCCCAAAAAAAAAGTAGACCAACCGACCGACCCTACACAATAGGGCTCTACATGCTCAGGTGCTTCCAGATCGGTCTTAAACTGGCCGACCTGGAGCAGCTGGACGTGGGCGATGTCTACGACATGCTGACGGAGCAGGGGAACGACTCCTGCGAATACCGGCAGTTAGCTACACAAGACGACTTCGACAAATTCTGAGGTGACACATGGCGGGTGGACGCATTAAGGGCATCACCATAGAGATCGGCGGCGATACCAAAGGTCTACAGGACTCCCTCAAAAAAGTTGATAAGGAACTAAAGACCACACAGAGCAATCTGAAGGACATCAACAAGCTCCTGAAGATGGACCCGAAGAACACGGAGCTCCTGACGCAGAAGCAGAAGGCTCTGAAGGACGCGGTCAGCGGGACGGAAGAGCGGCTCCAGCAGCTCAAGGACGCACAGTCCCAGGTCGGCAAGGGCACAGCTGAGTGGGACGCTCTCCAGCGTGAGATCATCGAGACCGAGCAGAATCTGAAGAGCGCGAAAGACGAGTTGAAGGACTTCGGATCCGTCGGCGCGCAGCAGCTGAAGGCAGTCGGCGAGAAGGTCTCCGAGGTTGGCAATAAGATCTCCAACGTCGGCGCTGGTATGACCAAGGCCGTGACCGGCCCGATCGTGGCAATCGGTGCGGCGTCCATGGCTGCATGGGCTGAAGTCGACGAAGCGATGGACACCATCGTGAAGAAGACCGGCGCCACAGGTGAAGCGCTCGAGGATCTGCAGAAGCGCGCGGAGAATCTGGCGACCAGCATCCCGACGGACTTTGACACGGCGGCAACAGCTGTCGGCGAAGTCAACACGCGGTTCGGCCTCATGGGCGACGAGCTGGAAAAGGTCTCCGGGCAGTTCATTAAGTTTGCAGAGCTGAACGATACGGACGTCAACAGCGCGATCGACCAGGTGCAGGCCACCATGGCCGCGTGGGGCATCACTGCAGAGCACACCGGCACTGTCCTCGACATGCTGAATCAGGTCGGACAGAACACCGGCACGGACGTGATGCAGTTGGCATCGGTCCTGCAGGACAATCAGGTCATCTTCGACCAGATGGGCCTCTCCGTCGCAGATGCCGCGAACTTCATCGGCAATCTGGACAAAAACGGCGTGGACGCTTCCACAGCGATGGCCGGTTTAAAGAAAGCCATGCAGAATGCTACTGCGGAAGGTGTACCGCTCGACCAGGCACTCGCACAGCTGGAAGGAACGCTGAAGAGCGGCAAGACCGACACGGAAGCTTATCAGGCAGCCATGGAGCTGTTCGGCAATAAAGCAGGACCGGCGCTCGCACAGGCGATCCAGCAGGGACAGATCAGCTTCACGGAGCTGCAGGGTACACTGACCGGCTTCGCCGGATCTGTGGAAGACACCTTCAACGCCACACTGGATCCGGTCGATCAGCTGACGGTGACGATGAACGAGCTGAAGCTGGCCGGGGCTGATCTTGGATCTGCAATCCAGACGGCGGCACTCCCGATCCTGCAGTCACTCGCGGGCACGGTCACCACACTGACGGAGAAGTTCCGAGCGCTGAGCCCGGAGCAGCAGGAGATGATCGTTAAGATCGGCGCCATCGTGGCAGCCATCGGTCCGCTGCTTATGATCGGCGGCAAGATCATCGTCGGCATCGGATCAGTGATCAGTACGATCGGGACCATCTCGGCAGCTATTTCGGCATTTATTCCGGTCATTGGAGCGGTGGCGGCAGCGGCGGCTCCCTTCCTGGCTGGTGGTCTGATTGTCGCCGGCATCGTGGCGGCAGGTGTGCTGATCTACCAGAACTGGGACACAATCAAAGCCAAGGCGCAGGAGCTCTGGGATAAGGTCAAAAGCGTCTGGGACGGCATCAAGCAGACCGTGCAGGACGGCGTGGACAAGCTGAAGTCGCTCATGAACTTTGAGTGGAAGCTTCCGCAGATTAAGCTGCCACACTTCAGTATAAGCGGCGAACTGTCGCTGAATCCGCCGTCCATGCCTTCGATCGGCGTGGAATGGTATAAAAAAGCCTACAACAACGGCGTCTTATTCCGGCAGCCGACCGTGCTCCAGACACCGGCGGGCCCGAAGGGCTTCGGAGACGGAGCTGGTGCGGAAGTGGTGCTCGGTCTGAATAAGCTGCAGGAGCTCGCCGGCAGTGGATCCAGTCCGACCATAAACGTCTACGCGGCGCCCGGACAGGATGTGAACGCGATTGCAGATGCAGTCGCAAGCAAGATTTACAACGGCACCATGGGACGGAGGGCAGTCTATGCGTAATCAGCTTTATTATGACGGAAAAGCGCTCTCTGACTACGGCGTGTACGTTTCCGGGGACGGTGTGTACAACGCGCCTGAAAAGGACTACACGGTGACGGAAGTCCCGGGCCGCAACGGTGACATCTACAGCTACAATAAGCGCTACAAGAACATAAGCGTCACTTATCCCGCGTTTATCATCGGGAAAGACCGGATCACCGGCAATGCGCGCGAGGACTTCGCCCTGCGAGTGCAGGGGCTTCGCGCGTGGCTGAACCACGCCGACAAGTACTGCCGGATCAGCGACACCTACCACCCGGATCAGTACCGCATGGGCATCCACTCGGTAGAGTTCGTCGTGACGGAGCGACTCCTGCGGGCGG